TGAATCACATTAACGATTTGCAAAACAAACAGAATACGAATCAGTTTATGGCTGACCAGTTATCCGTTGGCAAGGAAGCATTCATCAATATGCTTCGTGATTCGCTGAATGGAGCATCCAAAGAGGCTGAAGCGGAAGCATGATTGTTAGAAGGTGTAGTCAGGGTCATCGAGTTAGGATTCATAAAAATACTACTCCAGGTGCAACACGCATAAAAACTTACCCAGATGGATCCACCGAGTCCCTGACTTACCCTTCGTCATACACTTACTTTGTTGAAGTGGATGGTGTCGTTTCCAAGAAATCAAACAGTTTTAAGGTGGTGGAAGAATTCTATGTTGCCGAATGTGCGAAGAAACATGGTGACGGACACGGTAGATTGATAGTGGGAGGTCATCATATAATCAATGGAGTCGCTACTGCACAATCGGATTATCCAACGGATTCCAATACAAAGTCTGAGATAAAGGACTTTTACGATAAGCGTGGAGTTTCGTATGATGGTAGTGAAACAAAAGTGGAACTTCTTTCAAGAATAGTACCTCAGTATAGCGGTGCAAAAGAAGTTTCTAAGCATTTAAAGGTATAATATGGACAATATTTCAACATCATATGACATCCCTGTAAAATATGTTTATACGGGATTATAATCACTAAGTAGTATGTCTAACCACTTGAAATGAAAGAAATCATTAGAAACTATTCATTGGGAAAGAAAGATAATGTGCGAATTATGCAACATTTTCAACCCTATATGGTTGATAAGCAAAATATCAACCTTGTTATGCTTGTGTCCGTCCCACTATCCCACTGCTTGGACGGCTCTGTTGAGTGCTGTGGGAAATGCGTAACGCAATTGTGCGTAAATGATACGAAAAAAAAGGATTAAACGTGGAAATTGATACGAAATTTTCGGAACGAAGAATATCGGAATGAGAAAAATGCTATCAATACTGTTTTATCACATAGGTCATACAGCAGATAGACTGCTCTGGTTTAATAGCCCGATGAATGTATGGATAGAAGATAGTCTCGCAGACCTATATCAATGGGCTATGTGGCAGTCTGTACATTACGATGACTACTATGAAATATGGCAATCCAATAACCAAATATCAAGGTAATATGAATAATATAAGTACAAGCTATGATATACCAGTTAGGTACGTTTATGTCGAAAAACGAAATTAAAACCTTGACCGCATGGATCGGCATTCTGCTGTTTGTGTTGTTTCTGGTTAGTTTGTTTGGTTGTGACGGAGGTTGGTCGATCGGTGGTTTGGAGATTAAATAAGTGATGAGGTTCAAACTGCACGAAGTTATAAGGGTAGCGTTGTTGATGATAATGCTGTGGTTAGCATTAACCTCAAATGGCTTGGTCAGTTACTCGTTTTGGTTGGTATGCTTGTTTACGGGTATTGGCGTATGGAGAACAGGCTTGGAGAACTTGAAGGGAATATGGTACTCGCTGATCGGCAAATTGGGAATTTGCTTGACAAGCATATGGTGGAACAGCAGCAGCAACAAGCCGAGTTGGAAGAAAAATTGAAGTTTTATGAAAAGGAATTTAACATCAACCCACTTTCATGGGGTAAACGGAAGAAGAAATAAATGTGCGATTTTTACTACATTTGGAGTAGATAATGGAAGAATTTCTAGCAATGTATGCAGAATATGGGATGATTGGTGTGGTCGCCTGTATGTTCGTGTTTATGGTCTATCAGAATGCGAAACGAGCTGAAGAGCAAGGTAAGGCGATCAATGATCTGCAGATCGTAAATAGAGGACAGGAAGAAACCTTGGAAAATATGGAAGGTATGATAATAAAACTGATTGAAAGGTGGAACAGATCAGATGAGACAAGAGATCGTAGGCATGAAAATACCGTTTCGGAGATTAACGACATGTCTGACGTTCTTATGGAAATTAAAGGACAGGTATCAAGGATAAATGGTAAATGATTATGGACAGTCTTAAAGTTTCAAGTACAAGCTTTGCATCAATGGGTATATTGATGTGGGATGCAATACCTTGGATATTGATGGTTACAATAGGTATATTGCAAGTAGTATACCTTGTTTACAAAATAAAAAAAATAAGGGGTGAACAATAATGGAGTGGTTATCCGCAAATTGGGAAATAGTTATTGTGGTTTTTTTCTGTTTGGAGAAAATTGTGAAACTGTCTCCTTCTGATAAAGATGATATTTTAGTTGATGTCGTCTGGCAAGGTTTAATTAAAATGCTAAATAAGGAAGATAAAAAATGAGTATGTTATCAAGTTGGGTCAAACGACAAATAAAAAAGAAAGGTGCAAAGGTCTTTATGCTTAAAGTGCTTGATATGATTGTTAAGGCAACTCCATCCAAGAAGGATGATGAGATGGTGGCAAAAATCAAAGAAGTTTTAGCTGAGTTTAAGGACTAATGCCAAGGTTCGGAAAAAGAAGTCGTGAAAGACTAAAGGGTGTCGATGCAAGACTTGTCAATGTTTTGAATGAATTGATAAAGATTATGGACGTTACCATTATTGAGGGTGTCCGTTCTGCCGAGAGACAGGCTGAACTCCTTGAAAAAGGAGCAACAAAGGTTAAATATTCAAGGCATATGGAGGGAAAGGCAGTGGATCTTGCTCCATATCCGATTGATTGGAACAATAGAGATGGTTTCTATTACATGGGTGGAATGATAAGAGGCATTGCACAGCAAATGGGGTTAAAGGTCAGATTTGGAGGAGACTGGGATTCTGACGGCGATACAAAGGATAATTCCTTCGATGACTTGGTCCATGTGGAGATAAGAGGCTGATGCCTAAGCAGATATTGAAAATAGATCAGTTTCATGGTGGTCTGAACAGCAATTCGGATCCAAGGGACATTGCACCTAATGAATTATCTCAAGCCCAAGATATTATGATAGATGAGATAGGTAAAGTACGAACAATGGGTAGTAACTCATCTAGCGGTATGCCAGCTGCTAAAGCAGTAACTATTACTGAAGGTCATGGTTTATTTTATTTTTCACATGATAGACTGGGAGCTCAAGATACCCCCGCAGCTGGTAATGCGACTGGTGACGATTATTTAGCATTAGCTAATTCAGACGCAGGTGCAGATATTGAGATATATTCTAATGAAGATACTAGTTGGAGTTCAGGTGCTAGAATAGTATTAGGAGATGGTAGCAGTACGACTGGTATGAAAGCTGTTTATTATTACGCTGATGGTAATTTAAGAGTAGGGGATGGAGCTTTTGGGTCAGATAAAAGAGTACAATGGTATGGGTATATAAATAGATATTTTTATGGAGATGGAACAAGTGGCAGCGATACAGGAACTTTAGACCAAGGAGTTGAAGTTGATAAATGGTATACGGGAAATTCTAGCTTAGAACCGCTTACAATTAAAGTAATTGGGTGGTTCCCGATTGGAGGGACTGGTTATCAAGCTTTGGAACACCCTACTGCAGCTGACCCAATTGTTGTTGGATTGGATTTTACTGCTGTAAGTCATAAAAGTGTAGTAGCAGGAACAGATAAGCCTAGTTCGGAAAATGATAGTATTTATACTAGGGTAACTTGGGCTGCTGACCAAATTACTGATGTAACCACCACTCCTGGAGGAATGGATACTTTTGCTACAGTTGGAGATACTCTTGTTTTTTCTAGTGCAGCTAATGGTGCCAATAACGATAAATATTTTACTGTTACTTCAACTACCGATACTGTGTTGGAGTTTGATGAAGCAGTAACTGGCACAGATTCTAATGATTTTGTTTATATTTCTAATTTATCTAAAGGTGGAGCCTTATTTTGGAATAAAGATAATCCAAATTTTGAAATTGCAGTTTCTACCCTATATGACAATTCAAAGCAAGAATCACCTTTAAATATTTTTTCTAGCGCAATTGATGCGAAAGACCTTGTTGGGACTGCATATAGTCTTGGAAAGTTGAAGTTTACTTTTAATCTATACACTGGAGTTACAAGTGGGTCAGACGCTGGAGATGGTGTACATCTTAATCATCCACGAGTTTCTGGATTTAAAATATATATGAGACATGAAAATACTACTAATTGGTATTTACAAGCATATGTAGATATTACTAAAGGAATTACATTGGCTGGCGAAAAGAGTTATAATATGTGGGCAGATGCCATTCATGCTACTGGATCAAATTGGGATGAAGGAAGTGAGGCGTATTGCGAAACTGATTTTTTGACTTCTTTTAGACAAATACAAACTTATGAAACCGAAACTGGGTTTGACCAAGAAAATAGTAATATAGGATTTAATGCGGATGGACTAGGATTTAAAACTGCTGTTGTTGCAAATAGAAGAGTTTATGTGGGGAATGTATCAATTAAGGATGATGGAGGTATTGTCCGTGTACTGCAAGATGCTATTTTAAAATCTCCTGTAAATTCGTTTGATGTATTTTCAATAGAAGATAAAATTGAGGCTACTGTTAATGATGGTAGCAGTATAATTAAGTTAGAAGAATATGCTGATAGATTGCTTGAGTTTAAGCAGGATAAGATGACTTTAATTAATATATCACAAGAAATAGAATTTTTAGAAGATACATTTATGCATAAAGGAGTCTCTGTACCATCAGCTACTTGTAAAACAGATTATGGAATTGCTTGGGTAAATGAAAATGGTTGTTATTTATATGATGGACAAAGAGTAAATGATTTACTTGAGAAAGATGGTATACAAATTATTAAAGAAAGTGAGTGGAGTACATTTATTGGAACCACTCCTATGATTGGATATGTCCCAAAGAAAAGACAATTAATTGTAGCTACATCAGCTGGTACTGGATCTGCTAATGGTAATATTTATCTACATGATTTAGTTACTAAAAGCTGGGTACGAGGTGATTCAAAGCTAACAGATAACCAAAAACAAACAAACTTTATTACAGATTGGAATGGAGATTTAGTACACGCTCATACTTCTGATACTGGTACTGTAGTCAAGTGGAGTGATGCTAGTAGTGCAACAACTACTTTTAGTTTAAAAACAAAAGATATAGATTTTGGAGAACCTGGAATACGTAAGAAAATATATAGGGTATATATTACCTATAAGGGCAGTAGTGATACTAATGTAGATGTCTTTTTTGATGTTGATGGAGGTACTTCGCTTGATAAGCAGTTTGAGAATGGCACTAATTTTTCATCTAATCAATTAGCAGCATCAGCTACATGGGCGGTTGCAGAATTGAAACCAAGGACTTCTTCGCAAGCTAATAATAAAAAATCATTTAGGTTAAAGTTTGTAGCCAATGGTTCAGTTGCTTCAGATTTTGAAATCAACGATATATCAATAGTATACAGGCTAAAGAACATAAGATAATGACAAGACAGGAAAGAATAGCTTTACACAAGAAGCAGGAAAGATTGCAGGTTAAGAAAGGGACTCCAATTGCAAATGATTTGAAAGAAGGTGTTCCTGTATTAAGAACTACATCTGAAGGTGTAGTTGAGTATATTAAATATAATGGTGTATTACACAAAAAAGTATTGGATAGAGCATAGGAGTAAATTATGGCTACAAGTTTATATGACGTAACTGGAAAATATGGAGAAGCATTAGCTGAAAGAGATCTCCGTATTGCCCAAATGGAGCAGGCGAGAGAAGCAAAAAGTAAGGCAGCTGGTCAAAAATTAGGATTGGCCTCTATGAAAGGTTCAAGCCGTTTTATTGATTTTATGTCGCCTAAAGGTCTAACGTATGACGTAACTGACGAAATTGGAAAAACACTTGAAGGTGGTGGATCAATATTTGAATCCCAAACATTTAGTGGAACCCCAACATCTGGTGTAAAGGGAAGTCTATATGATAAATTAGGATCAGGTTTTGATTTAAATAAAGTTAACTTAACTGAAGGTGCTGTGGCTGAAGGATATGAAATAACAAAAGGTTCCCACAAAAATATTTTTGGGAGAGATATGCCTACGACATCGCTGACAAAAGGGTATAAACCAGGCTGGACAGGCTTCGACAAGCCCGAAACTTTACATAGGCAGTTTGATAATAAATTTTTAGGTAAATATGAGCCAAAGTGGGCAGAGGGTAAGGGTGCTGGAATTGGTAAAATGAGTGGTGCTCTTGGTGCATATCAAGCGGGTACGGGTTTAGCTACAGTATTTGATCCTGATGCATCTGGATGGAGAAAAGCTGGTGGTGCAGCAAATGTCGCATTAGGTACAAATGCCTTACTTTCTGCTGTTGGAGCGACACAATTTTGGAATCCAGTGGGTTGGGCAGCTTTAGGAGCAGGGGCTCTTGCGACTGGTGCAGACTATTTTGGATAAGCATATATAGATGGAGACGAACTAATGGATTTTATAGCAATAGGAAAAGCTAAAAAAGGAGATATGCTTCTCAATTATGATGGGATGGAAGAGGAGATAAAAAGCATTGAGTTTGTCGGTGGCGACAATACAGTTTACAATCTTGAAGTTAAGGGCAATCATAATTATTTTGCAGAAAATGTACTTGTACATAATAAGATTGGTCGATATAGGGGTAAGGATAGAGAAGTACAGGCTTCATTAGACAAGGATAAGGTATCCTGGGAAGCGGCACAAGATTCTATAAATCTATTAAATGACAGGGCACGGGATCTTATGGAACAAAATAAGTTTCAGACTGAGACACTGCAAGAGCAAAGAAAAATGGAAGCTAGAACATTGGCGGAAGAAAGAAAGGTAAATGTTGGTCAAGCAGCATTTCAGGCTGGACAGGCGGGATTAGTTACTGGTGAGGGAACGAGGAATGTTGAAACAGTACAGGATACCAGTTCATATAAGATGGACGAATCACGACTCGCTTTTGAACGGAAGCAGAAGGAGCAGGAGTTCGGTATAGAGAACAGTTTGTTTGATATATTGCAACGGCAAACAGATCTTTATACTAATTGGATAGGACAAAGTAGTGGATCCGAATATCTAGAAATACCTGATATGCAACAGTCTTATGCAGGTGGTGCAGAATGGACGCCAACAACAACTGATACTGTTGATATTTCTAATTTATCAGGTAGTTGCTTTACATCAGACACTAAAGTGGATAATAAAAATATTTCAGAAATAGAAGTTGGTGATGTAGTGGCATCTTACAATACAGAGACAAAAATTATAGAAAAGGCGGAAGTTGTTGAAACGTTTAAGCATAAACACAATAATGGATATTTAGTTATTAATGGAAGAGTTAAAGCGACAGTCAATCATCCATTTTATATTAGAAGGAATGTATGATGAAAAGATTTCCTTATTATGAAGATAGTTATGCAAGTCCGATATCGAGTTTTGCCGACGTTATAGACGCTCTTGCTAATTTGGCGGAACCTTCACAAGCACAAGATCGAATGGATGAGCGTGTATGGCAGGCGGAAGAAAATATAAAGGAACGTGAATTTCAGAAAAAAATGATGGAGGGTGAAGTATCCCTTAAACTTTTAGCTGATGATTACCGACTTCAAAGAGAAAGACTTTCCACTTTAGAAGATGCATTGTCAGCAGAGGGATTTCAGTTACCTGAAACTGATCAAACACTTGGTTTTGGAGATGTAAAAGATCATACTAAGGAAGGATATGAAACAGCACTTAAAAATACTCTAACTAAGATAGCTAACGTTAATAAAGAAATGTCATTAATACAGGCAGGAAGAGATTTTATTAAAGTTCAAGAAGATTTATATGGTAGTTTAATTGCTGCTGGAAAGGATGAAGCCTGGAAAGATTTTATGCTGGAGGGGAATATTTCATATGATCCAAAAAAAGACAAAGGTAAGCAGTTTACAGGCACTGACGAAATGGCTAAATGGTTAAACAAGCTTGATGACGCTCAGTTAGAACAATTAAAAAATGAGAATTTTAGGCAGGCAGTCCTTCGTGGTAGAAAGAATGTACAGGAAGCACAAGAAGCTGCAGCTGCTAGGCAGCAATACGACGCAAATAAACTTGCAATAAGTTTTACTAATTTGGAAATTAAAAAAGCTCAAGCTGAGATCAGAGAAGATAAATATGATGCAGGCATGAAAAGGTTTGATAATGCAGAACAGGATATCAATGATAGAATATTTGGATTAGGCAAGAGTGTATTGTCCGATCTTAATCTTGAGGGTTATGGAGTTAACTATCTTACTATGCTTGAAGAACCAGATAAATATGAAGATATTATGGAACAGTTTATTGAAAATAATCCAGAAATAGCACAAGAGGTAAGATCTATTATTGATAACTTTTCTCTTTCAGTACAGGTAGGAGCTGATTGGTCTGAGCCAGTATTGAGAGCACAGACAAGTGCATATTCGGATTTTCTTGAGGCAAGGTCGATAGAGGAAACATTAGGAAACGGTGATTCTAGTAAAGGAATTGCAGCAATAAAGAAATTACCTTTTGGTGATCCAACAAGATCAAGATATACATATCTTGAAAAGCGAATTGAAGGATTTAAAAAAGCTGGGTTATATGGGAGTGGCAGGAATGTTGAAGAGATGGAAGCAAATCTGGTTAATGCATTTCAGCTTATAAAGGCAAAAGATCAATTGATTTCTGATAAAGCGTCTGCAGATATTGAATATTTAGGAAATATAGCCAATAAGGGATATCCGATAGAGCTTGAGGATTTTTCTCCAAAATCTTATAAAGATATGTCTGATGCTGACAGGCAAGATTTGTTGGTGTCTATAGAATTACTTAGGTCCATGAAAGATCCAGTCGGAACAGATCCTGTGGATGCGAAATTGCTTATTAGGAGACTCACAGAAAAAATTGTTATTCTAGAGTCTTTAGGACTTACTAATTTAGACGAATATCGAAATCTTGTAGAGAAGTTACAAAGTACTGAATTTGATTTTAATAAAGAAGTCAATCGGAGGGCAATAGAAGAAGTGAATGCAGAAATTGATGCAAAGCTTACTAAAGTTGCTGAAACTACTGGTATTAAGAAAGAAGTTTTAGAGAAAGCATCTAAAAGTAGTGAACGAGCACTTACTCCATGGGGTACAAACCGACGATATAGATCTAGTTCAGGTAAATTCTTTTAATGCCCAATTTATTTGATAGACAGAAGTTCAAGTCTGGATTGATGTCTCAAGGCATTAAGTGGACGGATGATGAGATAGACGCTTATCTTGAAAGAGCGTCTGCATCAGTTAAACCAAAATCATATTTACCTTATAGACAATATGAGGCATTAGCATCACAGGAAGAGAAAGGAGTTTCCTTAGCTGATCCTTATAGACCATATCCAGAGATAGATGAGAATGCAGCGTTGGATTTTCTTGGCAATATGTTATGGGAAGCTGTCGACGTAGGTACATTTGGTGCAGTTGGTGCTTTGGATTATAAAGATTATGTAGAAAATATACTTACTACTGGAGGTCCAGGTACATTTGCTGGCAGGGCAGGAGCAGGTATTGGTGGTTTAGCTGGATTCATGGTTCCATTCGGCATAACAAAAGGAATAGCTGGAGCTGCAGTTAAGGGTGTTAGTAAATATGGAACTAAGGCGGCAGGAAAGAAGATTACCCAGCAAGCTTCTGAAATAATATCAAATAGTTCCAAATATAATAAGTTTGGTGAACTAGAAAAAGCTAAAGTATTTGAGCCATTCACAAAAACATTATCCAAGTATGGACATCAACTTGAAAATAAAGCCATACGTGAGAAATTTATAGAAAAGACTAGTGATAATGTAAGGCATGTTCTTGTTGAACAGCTGAAAAAGAATAATATAAAGCTTGCTCCAAATACAATTAATAAGCTGGAGGGTATGATTAAAGGAAATATGGGATTACTAAAAGATTCCCCTATGCCTATATGGAATCTCCAGCAAAGGATTGCTATTGCACTTGGTGGCGGTCGCAGTGCGGGTAAGATGGCAACTTTAGCTTCTCATGTTGTAGAAGAGGCAGTAATATTCTCTGCAGTAGAAACTCCTATGGAAATTATGAACTCTATAGATGAGCATAGGGATGCTAATATTCCTGGTACCATAGGTCATGCAATGGCACTAGGGTCCGCATTAGGATTCATTAGGTTTATTCCAGGTGGTAAGGATATGCCTATAATGCGGTCTGCATGGAAACGCATAAGCCAGATGATGAATGAAAGGCGTAGTTATACGTCATTTGATTTCTCTAATCCAAAAGCGAGAGAGCAGTTAGGAAAGACGTTAAGAGCCACTTGGAATCAAGGTGGAAAAGATTTATTTAGGAAGTCATTAAAAAAGAATGATTGGAAAAAGCTTGGTACAGATTCCATAACTAGTCCAAAGCAGATTACAGAATTGGTTTCGACTGAAGAGGGGGCACGTACGTTATCTAAGGTAATGGGACAGGTAGAGCAAAACTTTCTTAAAAAGTGGTGGCCAGGATTTATGAAAGAGGCAGCTACTGATTTAGTTGGTTCAAGTTGGAGGATGGCAGCTGGGGCAACAGCATTTAACTATGAAATTATCTTTGATGAGAACATACCATTGGAGGATAAGGTGTTTAACGTCCTTGTTGGTGCCTATATGACTAAAAGAGGGCGTGTTCTAGAGTATACCAACTCGGCAGGTGAAAGGACTGTGTGGGAGCCTTCTAAGCGTCCTTGGGTATATAGTGAGGAATTTGGGCAGGTGGATAAGTTTCTTAATGTACTTGGTATGCCAGCTGAAGATGTGTTATTGAATTCTTTTATTAAGGAAGTTGAGCTCACACAAAAATATTTTAAGCCTGAGGATACCGATGACGTAAAGGAGATTATGGGTGTTCTTCAGAAAGCAGGAGTCATAGTAGATTCAGAAGAAGGTAAAGCAAGACCTTCAAAACCTGCTGATAAAAATATGCATCCAGTATATAGTCATTTAAAAGCTTTGTCTACATATTATTTTCATGCTAATACAAACAAGAGAATTCTTGATGTTGATGAAATGACTGAAAAGCAGGTTACTACAATAGAGAATAGATTAAAAACTATAGATCTTTCAAGTACACGTAAGGAAGGCGGCATATTCAATATTACCGATATGGATGACGTTATGCTTTCTGCTACTGATAAGAGAACAGTTCAATTGATTGATTTGTATAAGGATGTTGTCGTCCGTTTATATGATCATCTTGGAATTGGAGATGAAGGCAGACTGGATCCTGATAACATTATTGCTAGACTGTTAAGGCCAAGCGACATAAATAAGGGTAGTGAAGAATTCCAGCAAGGCATTCTAAGATTAGCTGCTGCCAGAGATACTTTAGCTAGATATGGTCATATAAGGGTTAGTAAAGACACTGCTAATCCAATGAAGATGAATGTTGAAGAAGGAAGTCAAGCTAAATTCTTAGAAATCTTACAAAAATTTGACAGTGAACTTCATGATCTTGTATTTGATAAGGAATCAGTATGGGATGATTTTGCTCCTCTTATTGGAGATCAACATATAAATAAAGTTTTGGAGCATAATTCATTCTTTAAAGGTGTTAGAAATTCATTTGATAAGTTGAATGATTTGGAGAATAAGAATAGTACTTGGAAATTGGATAAGGTTACTGATAAGGATGATTCGGTTAGAGTGTTGGAATTGATAAATAAGGTATTTACTACAGAATATAATTTAAAGGATAGTATTACTGTAAAAGACATTACTACAAAAGATGCTCAAAGTCTTCAAGAGTTTGTTGATAATCTTTTAACTGGACTTTTATATTCATCAGAGTTTAAAAATCCAGTGGGATTTGCTACTACGAAAGTGAAGGGTGATATTGCTAATTCTGATGCAAGAGAGCTAAGAAATATATTTATTAATAATGGTTTGGGTGGGTTTGCATTTACTGGTCATGATGGACAAGTATTCATGCAGGAATTTGTCAGGCATTCACTTGACAGAAGACTTAGGTCGGCTACAAGAAAGGATGGAACTCCGTTTACAGGGGCGGACAGATCAAAGATAGATGATTTAATGAGAGTTGGCATAATAAGTCCTCAGCTTGAGATGATAAATATTGAACGTCAGATAGATGTGCTTACCCTTATGTCCGAAACTCCAGAGTTGCTTAGAGCCATGGATGAGGGAAAAGGTCCTTTTCCATTAAACGACAAATTCATTGAAGCTAATTTTAAAAAGGTTGATCAGGATACGGTTCAAGACGTTAAAGAAGTATATGCTAATATAAACGAGATATCACGATTACTTGGCGTTACACCTACTCAGGTATTTAGAAATCATTTTTCTAAATATAAAGAGCATATAGAGCCATTTGTTATTGATGGTAAGGGTAATGGAGTTATAGGTTTAAGTAGTATAGTTGCAGAGACGGATCTTGCGACAATGATGGAGCTTGCAATCAGGCTTGATCATATAGATAGGCTTTCCGTTCATAAGACACATCAGGATTTGATGGAAACCGTTAATGAGATGACACATGGTGGTCAGACAAAAGAGATATCTGATTTTCTTAAATTCATTCAGGATAAATTTTGGGATAGAAAATCTGATACGGCAGAATTGGTGGCAATAATGTCAAGGTACAATGGTAAAGATGAAGATGGTAACCTTATTCCTATATATGATAAGGAGAACAGGGCATTTAATTTTAGTTATGATGGTGCTATGGCACAAACTCAAAAGATAATGCGTGAATCTGAAATGATTATTCCAACTGCCTTAAGAAGTAAGTTCATTGATCAGAGAATGCGTGAACTTGTGGAAGAAAAGCTTTTTGAGTCTGACAGTCATCTTAATGTTACTCCTCAGTCATTTATTGAGAAGTATGGTATACTTTACGGAAAGGACAAGGATAATATAGTTCGTTTGATTTCTGATGCCAAGAATCCAGCTGATATGTTGTCTAAAATGGTTACACTCAGACGTAAGGAAGATCCTAATACAAATGTGCCTTATGAACAGTTTACCGCTAATGAAAAGATTGAATTTATGGATGATGTTTTTATGTTGTATGGTACTTCTTTAGAACAGAGAAAAATACATAGATATTCAGTAGGTCAGCGAGCTGGTGTGTGGATGGATAAGGACAATACTGTATATGACAATCCATTGTTTAGATATCTTGATGGTTTGATTGGAATTTCAAATTATTCAATAGTGGATAGAAAAGTAGAAACAGATGTTGGGAAACAAGATAGTAGGCTTAATAAAGATGCATTTAGGATAATGATTAATAGACTTTATGTTGGTGGACAGGCATTGGATGCAAAATTAGGTTTAGATGTAACAGGCACTACATTTGAAACTGATAAGATAGAAGGCCAGGTTTTTGTAAATGTAGGAGATTTTAGTTGGGGATTATCCATTCCAGAAAGCAAGCTTAATGATGTAATCATTAGGTTTAATGATTTTATTAAGACAAAAAAAGAACAGTATCCTAGACAGTATGGAAAAGTCTTTAAACGGTTAAGCGATATTTTAAATATTAAAAGTGAGAAGTTTGTTACAAAAGATTCTGAAGGTAATGATATTGAAGTATTGACATTTGCAAAGTCGGATGCTAAAACTGATGGTGAAGCAATAGAAACTATGATTAATTCTATGTGGATGGACGAAATGGCTGGTAAGATATGGTGGGATCATTTGAATGATACTGTTGGTGGCAAGAATCCAGGAGCAGTAGGGAAGTTTACAAAAAGATTTAGGTTAATGGCTAATGTAAGTGGTAAGGAATTATCTGATGAATATGTAGATAAGGTCTGGACTGCACATGATCAAGCACGTATTCTAGATAATAGAGTTCTTGGTGCTCTTGAAGTTTTAAGAAATAATAAAGGCTTGAATGTAGTTATTCCAATGGATGAGATGGATACAGCGGATATGTTTTCTACTCTCAAGCATCTTAAGGATCAGCTTAATGAAGAGTTGGGAAACAATGCTGCATTGTTAGATAAACAGGATGAAGTAACTCAAAATAATCTATTTAAACCAAAGTCATCTGCAACTAGTATATCACCAACCAGAGAGGATGCTTCATCTGTTGATTCAGTAATGTTGATGCCACCAAACTATTTTAAGGCTCTTCAGGTATTGGCTGCCGCAACAAATAGAGGATCAATAGGAGGCATTAAACCTATTATAAGCAAGGTTGGAGAAGGTGTATTGCTTGGAAAGACGGCTATACTTTCTACTGATAAGTTTGATGGTTTCTTTAATGCTAATGAAAAAGTTCATGCTATTATGATGGATTCAGCAAATAAGATTGCTGGAGCTGGAGTTAAAAAGTTGGATATTTCTGGTATTAGTATCGATCAGTTAAGGACAGGAGGTATTGCCCAGGATGATTATATCAATCACATAGATTGGAAATCCATTAATATTGCAAGTATCGTTGCTGCCGATCATGATGCAACTATATCTTATCAAGCTGCAAATGAATTGAATTTAAACTTATCCAATTCAATGTTTAAATGGATGATAGAACCTAGTTTAAAAAAGTTTGAAAAATTATCTTCCGAACTTGTGGACGAGCATAATACTGTAGTCGGGACTGCATATGCTAAAGCTTTGGACGATCCTGGTACAAGCAGTGCAGAAAGTATGTCATCATATAGTTATTGGATTAGAGCTAATGGTCCAGTACAATTTAGTGGGGTGCGTCAAACTTTTAAGAATCAAGTTAAGAAAAAGACAATAGATAATGGATTGTTAACTCTTCATAATAAGAATGGATCTCAATCTGTTATGACTCCATTCATTGGTGGTCTTGGCAGTACAATGAGGAATACCACTTTCTATATAGATCCTAATGGAGACAGACTTGTTTATACACATGGTCAGGCAAGTATAGCTGGAGTAAATAGAAATAAATCCGTACCTCTTGAGAGATTAAATATTATCGTATATAATAGGGATTCTACAGATAATATTATCACTTATGATCAGTTAAAAAATAATGCACAGTTTAAGATAGCGGTAAATGGGGTAATTGGGAGAACTACATTGCCCGAGAGTCCAAAGCTTGGGAAGGTGGCTCAGATTCTTAGGGATTATTCAGCATTGGTTGGCAAAGAACATGAGGTTGCTCTAGTGATGCATAGACCTCCAAGGACAAGACCTAATGATATGATTATTGTTGGACTGAAAAGTTTTCTTGAAGATGGACTTGGTAACCAGACAGTTTTAAATCCTTTTGATGCTTATGCAAGAGCTGAGGCAGATTATGATATAGATAAGATCAATTACTGGTGGGATACTCCAAGCGATGTGTTGCATGAGTGGGTAGGCAATGCTGGTAAAGTGGGAATTGTTTCTCCTGAGCCAATTGCTACAAAGACATCCTTGAAAGCTAGGTATGATCATTTAAACGCCAGCTCAATGAGAGAACTGAATAATGATACTGGTAAAGCACAGAAGCTTCGTGGCACTGTTGTAAAGGCACAACGTATAGTCCAATATTTAAAGGAATACTCATCTGAACCAGATCAAAAAGGCTTTGTTCTAAATTTGTTTGGTCCATATAAAGAAAAGATTATAGATCTTTCAGAGAGAATAGTATTCAATACAGAAAAAGTTGATGAAAGTTTAGAATTATTGGCTCAAGATATCCAAAGAATAATTGACTCTGAGACAGGTTATAATACTGATCTATATGATGCACAATGGTTTGATAAGTTTATTTTTGGAGATGCTCGATATTCAGGTATATTAAAGCGTCAGCATCGTGAAGGTAGAAGATGGGTTGATACTTTAGTTTCTGAGGATAGAGAAAAAGTTCTTGCAGTCGAGAGAGATATTGTACTTGAAACTTTACGTCCTTATAGGGGTCTATTACAATTGGGTACAAATTTGTTTGAGAATGGGGAAGCAAGATCTCCAAGATATGATGATCTTATAACTCATACCCGAGATTATGATTCATTCATGAAGAATTTGAATTCAAGAATATATTATAGGTTACGAAGAAGATATGTAGGGAAGGATGATAGTTTAATTGAACTTAATAAAATATTTGGAGTTGATCCGAAAGTTGGGGAATTAACTGCAAGACCATTGAGGGATTTTGGAAAGCATGCATCTACTGAGAGGTCTGATAAGGTCAAGTATGCAAATCGGAAACTTCCTTTTGAAAGAATGTTAGCTGCTATAGCATTCAAAGATAGACTAGCTGTTGATTCTCCTAAACAAATGTTTGGACCAGACTATGCTTTGTATGAGAGTACAATGAGAAATTTGATGAGGGTTGGAGAAGATCCAGATTCTATTCAGGAAGTGTATAAAAAGTCTATAAAAAGTATGCAGACTGATGTAAAAAAGCTTGGTTTTTTAAGATATCTTGGATGGAAAATAAATAAGAGTAGAACTGCTCATCGTAGGGCAATAAGAGAGAACCATACTAATTATGCCCAGTCCATATCTGAGAATCTTCTTGAACAACAAACTCTTTATAAAGAAGTGGAATCACAAATTACTAGTGATCCAAAAGTTATTGATTATGTAAGAAGCGTAGCCGTAAAAAGAATTAGAAGTAGTATACTTGCAAATCCAAGGAGAAATAAATATAAAACTTTTGAAACTGGACCTAATCCAAGACAGCAGGCTGTCACTTGGTTGAATCAAAATACAAAATGGCTGAAAAGTAAGGCAGCTGAACAACCAATAGAATTTAAAAGAATAGATTCTCCAGAATATATGGACTTGATGATATTCAATGAGATTTTTGGAAAGTTCAGAAGTTTGTTTGTCGATCCAGATGTTAAGACTGGGTTGAGAACTGTCGAATTTGAAGAGTCTGTATCACAATTTAAAAGAACTTATAAAAATAGATGGAGAGAGTTATATGATGATAAGAAGCGTAGTACTAAGTGGGCTCCATGGCTAAATGAGAATAGAATAATGAATATGGGCATGGCTGACTTTAATACTGCTTATAATTATTGGGAAGGAGTACAGCCTGGTCTTGGAAGACTATTTTTATGGAAGGCTATGGCTCCAGAGCCAGCAGTAGGAACATATTCATATTTTAATGGTGATATATATGAAGGGTTTAGTAATTCAAGCATGAGTTTTGTCAAATTTGGATTGAGGTATATAGCTAACTCAGAAAATATAAGTCAGTTTGAAAAGACTATGTTCTTTGATATGATTGCAGGTCAGTATACAGATTGGTATCATGCTTTGCATTCAATAAGATTGGGTGGCAAAGAAGGTATAAATCAAAGATCAATGCTTGAAAGTACAAAGCAAGAACTTTATGATTCGTCCAATCCATTGGTTGATTTTTCAACTGATCTGAAGACATCCAGTATGCAAGCTGAATGGAATCCAACTATGCAGTCTGCATTTGGATATGATAACAGTTATTCCTATGGATATTTAAGAGATATATCAGGAGTCCCTATGGAAAAAGCAACTGCGACACATAGTGTATTTCCGAGAGGATATATTCCTATAAATTATAGAGGCGGCAAGCATCCAAGTATAACTGGATGGGCTGACTTTAATAAAGCAAGGAGAGGAGATGCATATTTGATGTTGGGTGAGGCATTGGGTAAAGGTATAATAACACATAGGGAATTTCCTGCAATAAAACATACTTATACCGAGATCGAAGGTAAACCAGAAACAAGTATGGATATGCATTTAAAAATAGATGAGAAGGCAAGATCTCAAGATAATAGCAGTGGACCTGAATGTTAGTAAATGAAAATTAACGAAAAAGTTTATGTACATATATCAAATTTTCAGATTGTTTTTAAAAAAGTGCCCTACCCTACAAATATAATTTTGGAAACTTACAATGGCAAAATGTAAATCAACAGTAGACTTAACTGCTAGAGCTAAAAGATTAAAGGAAGTTTACGACAAGTGGGATAAGAATAAAAATATCCAGATTCTCACTCAACATGATACAAAGTATTTTAAGTCTTTTTATGAAACTACGGTTCACAAGGATTTTGATTATGGATCCATGCCTACTATGGGGGAAATCAGGAAATTGGAAAGAAAGATGAACAAGATGGCAAAAAACATAGCCAAAAAGCCTGGAAAATTGGCTGAATGGATACATCTTCCTGAAAATATTCTTTCAAAGAATCCCATAACCAAAAGATATTTTGAAGGTCTTGTAATGGCTGGGAATTTTCATCGTGGACATCTTGAGATGATAACTTCCGATCTTGATGGAATGGTAAGACTTATTAGGCAAACATCAAGAGAGAATGGTGTTATGTCCAATTTAAAGATTAATAGGCCAAGTGCACAGAAACAGATCAGTAAGTTGGAATCTGAGTATACAAGAAAGAGAAAGGAAGATCCTGATGCTGCTGAATTATTTTATATAAATAATCTTGAGAATCTGGATAAAACAAATGAGCTTAAGGTTGTTCAAGCCGTATATGATTTAATCACAAATCCAGAAAAGATATATACGGATAAAGGGAGAGCGGATGCACAAAGAAAGTATGGTACAGCTATTGTAGAAATAGCATCCATGTGGACAGGAACTGGTGATAAGGGTCAATACAACCTTAAGAACAATAAAACAGGTGGCATGCGTGACAAGCTTTATGAAATTCTTGAAGAAGGTTTGAGTGATTATGTGAGTGTTCTAAAAAGACAGGGTATTGATACTGGTACTATGGAGCAAACTCAGAAAAGAATAGATTCCATAATAGAACAATTCAGGAAACAAAAGAATTACTATCCAACACAGATACTTGATTTGTTTCCAACTTTGGCAAAAATATCTGAGAGTATACATAAAAGTGAAGACTCAAATGCTCTTGGAAAAGAACTTCCGCACATAAATGAGATGCTTGGAGATATAATACAAGGTTTAAAGCTTACTCCTAATGCATATCTTGCACGTGGTGATGTGAAAAGAAGATCCAAAGACGTAATTAGTGTTATTGATACATATGCTAAGAATGTAGTCAGATTTAATTTTACGGCAAGAACCACTAAGCTTTTAACCAATGCTATGAGGGATCTTTGGAAACTGAAAGGAACGGATTTAGGGGATGCCGCTGAATTTCTTTCGAGATATATCAGAGAAACGCATTCGACTGCAATAGGAGAAAGATATAAGGATTCAAAGTATTCTCATATAGCAAAAATCATTACCAGTTGGCAATTTATGAACAAAATAGGTTTGAATCCTGGTACTGTTGTTCAAAATGCCACACAGAGTCTTCAGAATTTCGTTTATTTCGGTGGTAAAAATTGGTATGATTCAATGCAATTCATCAAATCACACAAGCTTGAAAAAATAGTAGGTGATGAAATGAAAAAGCATGGTGTCTTTTTTGTAAACTTGGAAGAACTTGCACAAACGGGCAATATGCTTGAAAAGACACAGTTAATTGATGGTGAAATAGTATCTAAAGAGCCAGGTGCCATTGAGCATCTCGAAAATGCAATAGTAAAGATAGCCAAAATTACGGGAAAACCTATGCAATGGGTGGAAAACAAAGTAAACCGTTCCACTACTTTTAAACTTGCATTTTCTAAAATGTATCAGGATTTGTTAAAAAATGAAGATCTGGTTAAAAAGTATATGGATAGACCATCCGACAAAAATATTGGTGAAAGAATAGAACAAGAAATTATCAAAAGATCTTCAAGATATGCCGCTAATATGGTTAAAGAATTGCATTATGAATATTCTCCTTGGGGAAAACCAAAATTAATACAAACTACCACAGGAGCTATAGCGGGACAATTTTCTACATATTGGATAAACTTTTTTGAATATCAAAGAAAAATATTGGCTGAGGCAGGAGATTCAGCTTTGGCAGGGGATTGGAATAGTCCAGAAGTACATAGAGCAGCCAGACTCGGTACATTGTATATGTTTACTGAAGCTTTACTTACTCCTCTTACTAATGCCAAATGGGGCAATATAATAGAAAATGACACTAAGGAAAAAATAAAACAGCTTTATGTATGGATGACTGGTGATGAAAAACAAAGAGAAAAAGTATTCTTTGGTAGAGGTCCCGTATTGGGAACGTTTGCAGGTCCGTTTATGAATGATATGATAACACTTGGAAGTTTGACTGGCTTAGTTAAATTAGATGAAAAAAATTGGTTGACGTATTTAGCTGGATACAGAAGAAAAGCGGAAGAATCTAAAGATCAAAAAATGCAAGATGCAGTAGCATTGCTTAATCTTCAGTTATCAAAAATGTTATTTAGATCCATACCTAAATGGAGAGATGGTACTGGATTTTTAACTATTCTGAATCAAGATTATTTATATCTATATAATAATGCAGAAATAGGAAAACAAAGAGAAAATTTACTAACTTATCCTCAAAAGTATGGTCCAAAAATGCTTAAACCTTATTTTACTCCAAGAAAAGAAAAGAAAAGACAAGCAGAAAGAATGAAGAATATGTGGAAAGCTCCTTCAAAAAAACAGAAATCTACAGATGTAAATGATTTATTGCAAAGTCTAGCCCTCTTGCAGGAAGGAGGTTAATCCTTCCCACAAGCCTAGGAGTGGGGCTAGTTTCCATTTAGTTTTTCTTTTTTCCTAGCTATTGAAATTAGAAAATAATTTATAAACTCAGCTATATCCGTTACCATTTTTTCTATATATACAAAATTTGGATTATTAATATCCATATTATCTATAATAGATATAGTTTCTGAAGTTAACTTAAATTTTCTAGATACTTCCTTTGAAGTTTTAATAGCACTTATTATATTCATTTTTATTCCTCTTCCATTGCAAACCATTGCTCTTTCAACCAATCATTGAATCTTAGTATGATCAACGTTTCGCCTCTGTCTTGTTTGCATACTACTGCATCCACATGTTCCGATGGTATCAGGAAAGACGCTATCTTCTTTCTGCATTTGGCTTGTATCTTTATTTTAGGTTCTTTTCCAATGGTAAGGTCCACTTCTTCGTGTAAGCCCAATGATTGACCATTGGAACCCCATGCACGCTGTGCGGTAAAACCCGCTTCTATGGCCTTGTTTACCACCTCTCTTTCGAATCTGTTGCCTTTGGCTTTACTTGGCGACGGCATTATTCATTCTCCTTTTTATATTGTTTTAGATTTGGATTTTTTTTAACGTCTTTAACACTTGGTAACCACCACCAACCATTTCCGTGTTCAAGAAACAGTTTGCTTCTGTCTTTCAAGTATTTTTTATCTCTCAATACGTTTTTACCGTATGGAAATCTTTTTGATTGCTGTCTCCAAGACAGGTTAGTTGGTTCTTTTTTCATTATTCTACTTCATCTATTATATGATGTGATAATTCGTTTTGTATGTCTATCTTATTTTCTATTCTATGCATTCTCCACAACATGCTCAGTTGTAAAGCCAACATCATCAACATAGTAAATTCCCAATATGGAAAATATTCAGTGCTGAACAGTACTTCCCAATAATATCTCATTCTTTTCTCCTTTTATAGTTTGTTTTGTGTTTCGGTTTCGTATTGTTTGTTTATTTTGTAGACTTCCTTTAACAGATCTTCTACCTTTTTTTTATCGTACATCTTGTATTCTTGTATGAAATGCAATCCTTCCATTATCATTTCAATGTCTTCCTGATGTTCTATAACAAGTACTGGTACTTTCATAGCTTTTGCCATATGAACTCCTTCTGAATTAAGTTTATTATTGGGAAAGACCACGCTGACTACCCGCCACGCAATAGTAGTTTTTATATCAATCGTATAGCAATGTCAAGCATTGCGTATGATAGGCTCATTTAACGGTAAGGTGGTTTTAGCCGTAACTTTCCCAATAAATTATAGGTGAACACTGCGTAACGCTCATGTTTTCCGTGTTCATTAAGCTTATATAACCATATCTGGATTTAGGTAAGGCATGTATAGCCTGTCCGTTTTTCTACGCTTCAGCACCCTTTTTTGAGGAGAATTGGCCATCCGTGCGTTTCATTCATCAACCGATTTTATCAATCAACTTTTTCTGAAACACTCCTCAAATTTTTAAGATAGTTTGTAGGTTTGGAATATAGTTTGATGACAGGGTCATTATCCATATCAACTGCATTTGAAATTTCATTGCTGTATAATTTCACAGTTTTCAGAATTGATTCCATATAACTTAATTTATATTCAAGATCGGATATTCTTTCCTTATAGTATTCTTCCGACAATACTGATGATTCTTTAACTCTTCCCATTGATTTCATTCCCTCTTCTTGTTGTAGTGTGTTGATGTTCTTGAATAAACCCATGTTATACGATTCCGACTCGTTGTTCCAGTCTTTTGACTCTAAACGCTACGTTCGTTATTTTTTGATCGAGATCATCAAGTTTATCTATTACTTTAAGTAAGTCTTCTTTAACTCCTTCAAGTTTTACTTGAGGTTTCTTTTTTGCTGTCATTTTCTACTCCTTTTTTTGGTTTTATTTTTTGATATAAGTATTGCATTCTAGTGTATGCTGCTCCACTTTTTTTAATTTTTCTCTTATCCAGCAGTTCTTCATAATATCTGACCAACGTTCTGTTTCTCATCATTTTTTAATCCTTGTTAGGGTGTTGATAATTTTTGTTGCAATCTTTCTTCCCATACTTAAAAGCATAGCCCATATAAAAATGGATATTGCCAGTATTAATGATGATATGCTGAAAAAGAATAGGTTTGCCACCCATTCCCATATGTCTAAAAATATCATTCTTCCTCCTTGTTGTATTCATCAGCCGTTGTTGGTTCCCCATCTAAATAAGCTTGAGCCATTTGTTGAATGGTTATTGTTAAACTATGTTTTATTACCATTTCAAGACCTGTTTCC